ATTAATATTGTTATCAAGAACTAATGATTCGTGTTGAGTGATAACGAAAACACAGTTGAACGTAGTTCAACTTATATAAACTAAATACATTATACAGCTGGAACACGTATGAATGAAATTAGTTGAGTTAATATCTGAAGAAAAAATTATAATCAAGGAAGAAGCTATCAAGATTGAGCCATTGACAAGGTTGTCTGTTGGTGGTATAGATTATAAATGGAATGAAAAAACTAATCAATTTGTAGATGCAAAGACAAATAATCCTGCTAAAGCTAGTGTTACTGCTAAATTAACAAAAATATATAAAGATTTAAATGCAAAACCTAATTTTTCCGATCCAAGCAAAGCAAGAGCTGTGCCGGTTAACAATGGATTTTTGGTCAACTTAAAAGATCAAACTTTTAAATTTACTACAGAAAAAGATGCAAACAAGTTTATAACCAAATTGAAAGCTGGTAAATCTATTCCTACTGCTATAAAGGAGTTTAAACCTGAGGCTGTGAAAGAATTAGGTAGAAACGCATTTAACAAGTTTAAAATTGGTGTTACAATGACTGCTGAACAAGCAGATGATTTAATTTCTAAAAGCAGTAGACTTACAAAAATAGCAGCTTCTCCATATTTTACTGGATTCTTCAAGTTGTTGGGTATACTTGGTATAAATGTTGCATTGTACAAAACATATATTATAAATTATGATCAAGTAGCATCTACTCCAGATTCTGAATTTGAAGGTGGCGCCGCAGAAAAAGAAGAGTTGTTAGATGTTATAACTGGTTTGTTTGTTTCACAAGTCATTCTAGTTACATCTATGGCATTTAGAGTTATAAGAGTTGTAACACTTGTAAACCTTATACGTACTCCTATTAGAGCAATGCAATTAGGCGCTGCTGCTTCTGGAGTTGGCACTGTGCCAAGTTTGATTACAATGATTGTGACTGAAGCAGCATTTTGGGGTGCAACATATTTGTTAACTAGACCAGGTGTGCAAATGAAATTAGCAGAATACATAGCAAGTGTTGGCGCTAGTGTGTTCTTTGGTGCAGTAGGAGCAGCAGCAGATACAATTGCAGTTTCACTTAATGCAGCTACAAATGGTGCTTTTGGTGGAGCGACTTTGAGAGATGCATTGACATTTAAAAAAGGCGTAAAGAAAATGCCAACTGGTACTGCATACGCATCAAGTGAATGGGCAAAATTAGCATTCCAAGATATGATTTTTCCTCCGGATATGGAAAAAGTAAAAGTTCCTTACCTATTGTTAGGTGACAGAACTGGTGCAATATACGATGCATTAGAAATTGATCCTAGCCAAAGACCATCTGCTGCATTGAAACCAAAACCGATGTCATCTCAACAACTTGGACAGCTAAGTGATTATGTATTTGCCTATACACCAGAAATGGCAGATCGTCTCAAAGACACACACGAACTTGTTGCTGTCAGTGATAGAATGGGAGCAAGACCAGGTGGTGAGAATCAAGAGCTGTATCTTGCTCCTACACCACAAGCATTGGCAAGTGCCGCAGGACCAGAAGGTGTTTCTATTCCAATGCCAGATAATCGTATATTAACTAGAACAGGTGCTAAAATTGAAAGAGATACAACACAGGATCCTACACAAGATCCAATTGTAAAAACTGCAACTGATGCCATTAATGCTGCTAATACTACTAATCAATCACAAGCTGATGCAGCAATGGGGCCTAGATAATTACAGCAATGGCATTTTAGCATTCTTGGTATTTTCAATATTGTCTTTTACAATTTTAGATATAATTTCTTGATCTTCCATATCGGTATCGTATAACAATGTTTCCACAGAGACACCACCTCTCATATACCAACTGAGTCTATAGATAGTGTCTTTTATTCTTTTTATATCATTCTCAAATTCATTGGCTAATTCTTCTATAGCACTATCATCTAAATAGATTAGCCTTTTGCGAAAAAATCTGTTTGATCTATTGTGATACGTATTTTATTTTCAGCATCACAGGCAGTACATTTAACAGTTTCTTCTGGTAACAGCCACGCTTCGTATTGTTTGTCTATATGTGCTTTAATTGCTTTGAACATATCAACATCATAGCTTTCGATGAATTCATAAATTGCTTTTTTGTCCTTTTCAACTTCACCTTCAACTTCAATGCTGTTAATAGAAAGCAATATTGATTTCATATTCATTTTTGCAATTGATGATAAAATTTGATCAGTAGCCTTTGCTTTTTCATCTTCGTCTACAATATTTGGTATCTGTATAGATAATGCTCGTTGATAACCAACTGACTCTTTTTGTAAGTCTGTATAATCGGTATATGTTAAAGGAACAAAATTAATTTTGAAATCATTGTACATCATACTATCATCAAATTCTAATCTGTTCAAATATTCAATGTACTTTGAAATATCAACTTCGTATTCATTTTCTTCGTTACATTTTCTGCAACGTTGACCAATTTGCATTTTTGGACCATAGGTTGCTAAACGTATTGACAACAATAAAGCATCTACATCTAAGGTTACCAAACTAAATGGTTTAAGTATAGAAGGGATACAACTTTGTATATTTTTTGCAGTTGCTTGCCCATTTATTAATGCATCAGGTGTCCTATAAAGTATTTCGTCATTAGCAGTCATACTAAAAACTGCTAAGTTTGAATACGAATCTTCATACAACACATTATTGCTATAATATTTGCCTTTACTAGGCAAATCTATATAGATTTTTGGCTGTCTTGTATATTTTTTGAGAGGGCTTTCGTTTTCCATAATAATTCCCTAGGTAAATACTAGTATAGAATATTTATAAACCAAAAATTGTAGGAGTATGTCTTTTGGCTACTAATTTAGAAGAATTAATGACTGGTAGCGGTAATGCCTTAGCTTTCTTAGGCAGAGAAGCAAAAAGTGCAGGAAATTCAGTAGTAGGACTTGCTGGTAACTTGTTATCAGGTAGTATGAAACTATCTGATTACAGTAAAGCATTAGATACAAATACAAAAATATTAGGTAACCTTGGTAAAGTTGTAAATGCGTTAACAATGTTTGCTGAAAACAGTTTAGCAGAATATCAAAGTTTAACAGGCATAGGTGCAAGTTTTGGCAAGCAAATGACAGAAATAAAAATTGCTGCTGCTGAATTTGGTATGACTGTTGAAGATATGACCAAACTGTTAAAAGACAACACAGAAGGGTTAAGCGCATTTGGTGGTACAACTGACCAAGCAATCAGTAGATTTAGACAGTTTAGCAGTAGTGTTTTAGCCAGCGATGTAGGAACTAATTTACGTAGATTAGGTTTTACTGTTGAAGATATAAATGAAAACTTGTTGACTTATGCAGAAATTGCTGAACAAGATAATCAATTAGAACGCAGTGTAGGTAGAGATAGAAATGCTAGTGCATTAGAGTTTGCAAAAGAGTTAGATGCGCTGAGTAAACTAACAGGCAAGCAACGTGAAGATCTTGCAGATCAAATGAAAGAAGCAAGACGTCAAGGCGATGTGCAAGCATTCCTAACAGGACAAAGTGCTGATGCAAGTGAAGCACTTACTACAGGACTAACAAAAATTAGTTCAACTATGGGACCACAATTTTCTGAATTGTTCAAAGACTTGTTGATACGTGGTGCTCCTACTACAGACGACACTAGACAAGCATTTGTTGCATTAGGTGATAGTGCTGATGAATTTCAAGCACAAGTAGATGCATTTAGACAGGGTATGAATACAAATGACTTTAGTGCATTTGATCAGAGTATATCAAATACACAAGCTGCCTTTACAGATTATTTGAACACAGAAGAAGCTAGACAAATTGGTATGTTGGGCAACTTAACAGGCATAAGCCAAGCACAAAATCAATTGAGAGAAGATTCATATGTGTTTGCAAATAGACTGAACGCAGCAGGCGCTGCTGCTGAAGATACACTTGTTAAACTACAAAGAATTACTGCTGAAATAGAAAAACAACAAGAAATACAAATGAGTGCAGCAGATACAAAAAATCTTATAGATGAAACTATTAGGTTAAACGAAGCCACACAAAAAATGGTACTTGCAACACAACAAACAGCACTTAAAAACTTAGAAGAAATGGGCGTAAGTGCATTACAAAAAGTACAAGCCGCAATGCCTAGTGTAGGCGAAATTACAAACAATCTTGGCGGTGTAGTTGATAATTTATTTAGAGCATCTGAGAACGTATCAAAAGTCTACGAAGAAGGTACGATGGCATTGGAAAATATGACAAATCAGAACATAGGTAACGTTGAAAATATGACAGTGGGTGATACAGGTGTAGCAACAGGTGATGATGTCAAAGAAACTGCTGAAACATTATCTACAGAACTTACTGCTGCAAGAAAAGAAGTAATGGATACCGAACAAAAAATTGCACAGTTACAGTTTAGACAAACAGAAGCTACCCTTGCAGGACAATCACAACAAGCTCAAGCTATAGCAGCAGAAATAGATCAAATGCAAGCAGAACTTTCACAAGCAATTATAAAGACAGGACAAGCATTTACAAAGGCTAGAATAAACGATTATAAAACTAGAGGGTTCACAGGTAGAGGATTTGCTGACGGTGGGTATATTAGATCAGGCGAAATTGGAGTAACAGGTGAAATGGGTCCAGAACTTATTTCTGGTCCTGGTAATGTGTTAAGCACAGAAAATACACGCAATTTAGTTACAGCAATGCGCGGATTACGTTCACAGATTGACAATAATGCCACTTCGTCGTATAATAGTGACACTAATGCGATAAGTAATAGTATCACAGATACAATGGTTTCTATGCTCGAAGGAAAATTAAACACACAAAATTCATTATTAGAAAGTTTATTAAGAGTTGAAAGTGGCGCCGCTGACACTAGTAAGAGACAGTATAGAGCTACAAAAGGATTGAGCGGAAATATGTTAAAAGGAATAGGCACGTGAGTTGGAAGAAATTTTTTACACCAGTACCAACACAAAGTAATGCAAATGGCAGTTATAGTCCATTTAGTATGAAAGGACAAGCTGGTCCAGGTCCAGCCGCTGCAAATTATAGTTCACATTTGCCAGATGTATATGTTGGTTCGCCTAATCGTATCGAACGCTACAATCAATACAATACAATGGATAGCGACAGTGAAGTAAATGCTGCACTTGATATCCTTGCAGAGTTTTGTTCGCAAAAAGCCAAGGATAATGACACACATTTTAACATCAATTTTAAGAAACAAGCAAATAATTCTGAAGTAAAGATTTTAGGAGAGTACCTCAAGCAATGGTGTAAGATACAACAGTTTGATACACGTATGTTTCGTATTATCCGTAATTCTTTCAAGTACGGTGATCAATTTTTTATTAGAGATCCAGAAACACAAAAATGGTTTCATTTAGATCCAAGTCAAGTAACAAAGATAATTGTTAACGAAAGTGAAGGCAAAAAGCCTGAACAGTATGTTGTGAAAAATTTAAACTTTGCATTTGGTCCTTTAGAAGCAACACCGTTGAACACACAAAACAGTTATGGTCCAGGCGGAACAGCTGGTTATCAAACAATTAGCCAAAAAGCAGCCACTGGTTCAGCAACACCACCATCTGGATCAAGTAGATGGCAAAGCGACCAAAGTGAAACGTTTGTTGATGCTAATCACGTAATACATTTGAGTATGAGCGAAGGATTAGATCAAAACTTTCCTTTTGGCAATAGTTTACTAGAAAGTATTTTTAAAGTATACAAGCAAAAAGAATTGCTTGAAGATGCGATTATTATCTATCGTGTACAACGTGCGCCTGAGCGCAGAGTATTCTACGTTGATGTGGGTAATATGCCTTCACACCTTGCTATGCAGTTTGTGGAGCGTGTTAAAACGGAAATACATCAAAGACGAATCCCATCCAAGACAGGTGGCGGAACGAATGTCATAGACTCGTCATACAACCCACTGTCAATCAATGAAGACTACTTTTTTCCACAGACTGCTGAAGGACGTGGCTCTAAGGTTGAAACACTGCCTGGTGGTACTAATTTAGGAGAGATTGATGATCTCAGATATTTTACCAACAAATTGGTTCGCGGCTTGCGTATACCTAGTTCCTACTTGCCTACTGGTGCCGACGACGGTGCATCACAGTACAATGATGGACGAGTTGGTACAGCATACATTCAAGAGCTAAGATTTAACAAGTATTGTGAAAGACTTCAAGGAATGCTTGAAGAAGTATTCAATACAGAATTCAAATTATATCTAAAAAACAAAGGTGTAAACGTTGATTATTCAATGTTTGACTTAGATCTTACACCGCCACAAAACTTTGCTGCATATAGACAAGCAGAACTTGATAACAACAGAATTAGTACATTTAGTACAATTCAAGCAGTTCCATTTATGTCAAACAGATTTGCATTAAAACGTTTCTTAGGACTCAGTGATGAAGAGATTGCCGAGAATGAACGCTTGTGGATGGAAGAAAATCAAGATAACTTAGATGCGGCAGCACAGCAACCTGAAATGGGTGCAGCTGGATTGTCTGGAGCAGGGTTAGCAGATGACTTTGGTGGACTTGAAACCGAACTTGGTGACGCAGGAGATGCAGTAGATGCAGGTGATGGCGAAGCACCAGAGACTGCAACAGGCGATGATATTGGAGGAGCAGCAGAGGCAGAACCAACTGACCAAACTGTATAAATAATACTATGATACTTAGAGAACTTTTTTACTTTGACAAAGACAACCTAGAACCAATTGAAGATTTAACCTATAGTCCTTCTGACGATACAAGTGTGTTAAAGATTGACGATTCAAGGAAAACTAGGCTTTCTCTAAGAGATATTAATAAAGCTCGTAAAGCTGCTGAAAGTCACCAAAAAGATACAGTTCAAGAGCTTGAAAAGGTTAAACAAATGTACGGATTGGCTGCACAAGCAGCAGCGGCAGTTTAACAAAAGGTGACTAGTGTCAAACAAAAAAGTAGCATTTGTGCTTGGAAATGGTACAAGTCGTAAAATTATCAACCCGTTTGATTTAAAACAGCACGGAAAAATATATGGATGTAATGCAATATTTAGAACATTTGCACCTGACTATTTGGTTGCTGTTGATACTAAAATGATAATTGAAATACAAAAAAGCAATTATCATCACAAACACGAAGTATGGAGCAATCCAAACAAATTAACCAAGCAAGATCCTAACATAAACAAATTCAACCCAAATAAAGGTTGGAGTAGTGGACCTACTGCTTTACATATGGCAAGTATGCACGATAATGCCGAAATTTATATTTTAGGCTTCGATTATGTTGGATTAGGCAAAGACAATGAACTTGTAAACAATATATATTCAGGCACAAAAAACTATAAAAATATTAATGATAGAGCCACTTATTACGGAAATTGGCAGCGTCAAACTATGGCCTGTATAAATCAATTTGTAAGGACTAAATACATTCGAGTAACGGAAAATGAGGAAAGCTATATACCGGATACGTTAAAAGATTGTAAAAATTTAAAACATATTACAATTGATAATTTTATGGATTTTTTTGGGATCACACCATTAAAATCTTAAAATACGCTGTTTTGACCCCATTTTAAGCGTATATTTTCGAAAAAGTGTAAATATAATAGACAGCCTTGTAAAGATAACTAAAGGAGATAACAATGACTGAGCACAATAAGTTTGAAGAAATGCTTGAGCATCTTGTTAACGAAGATCGCGAAAAAGCAGCAGAACTTTTCCACGAAATCGTGGTTGAAAAATCAAGAGATATTTACGAATCACTATTAGAAGACGAAGACGAAGCAGTTGAAGAAGCTACTGACGAAGAAGTAGATGAAGCAACAGACGAAGAAGTTGATGAGTCATCTGAAGATGATTTAGACGAAGCTACTGACGAAGAAGTAGAAGAGTCAGAAGAAGCAGTAGAAGAAGAAGCCACAACTGAAGACGAAGTTGAAGAAGGCATCTTTGACGAGCCAGCAGTAGAAGCTGACCCAGCAGACGATATGATGGGCGACATTGAAATGCCAGGAATGGATGATGAAGCACCAGCAGACGATATGGGAATGGGCGACGACGAAGGCGACGAAGAGCTTGAAGATCGTGTAATGGATCTAGAAGACGAACTAGAAGCATTAAAAGCAGAATTTGAAGCAATGATGGACGATGAAGCACCAGGAGATGACGACGGTGACGAAATGCCTATGGATATGGATTCAGAAGAAGGCGACGATGAAGAAAAAGAAGAAGAAGCAATCGCTTTTGAAGAAACTGACGAAGAAGTAGAAGAAGCTACTGATGAAGAAGTAGAAGAATCAACTGTTGCTAAGTCAGAAACAGAAATTATGCGTGAATACACTGACAAAGTGTCAATGACCGCAGGCGACAATGGCGCAAATGCAAAATCACCAGTAGCTGGTGCAAATGATATGGGCGGAGACGCATCAAACATTGCAGCAGGCGGTGAAGAGTCAGGAATGACACCTGCAAAGCCAAAAGAAGATGCCGCTGGTAACGTAAACGTTCCTGGTGGAAAAGCTGGCAAACCAATGGCAGCAAAAGCCCCTGCAAAGGGAGACGATGGCGCAAATAAGAAATCACCTATTGGCGCATAAGGACTAAAGAATGAGACACTTAAACGAACATCTGAGTTTTGACCAGGCTAAGATTGTAGTTGAGTCTGCTAATGATGGCAAAGACCTTTATATGAAAGGAATTTGTATTCAAGGCGGAGTCAAAAACGCCAATCAGCGTGTTTATCCCGTGAATGAGATTAGCA